CTACTACATCATACACTGATGGTAATTTATATAATGCTGCATAGTGTACAACAAGACGTGGTTCTTGCTGTGAGTAGTCAAAACAACCCCATTTACAGCCCTCTTCTGGTATAAATAAACTTCTAATCTTTGGTCCTAAATCTTTGTTACGTGCTGGAATCTGTTGTAGGTTAGGATTCTGATAAGAGAATCTTCCTGTAACCGTACCACCTCCTGCATTACGCAACTGATTTATTTCTGCATGTATTCTACCTTTGTGTTCATAACGTAGAATAGAATCTATAAAAGTTGTGTGTGCTTTGTTAACTTCTCTTGCCTTTGCAATCATATTAACAACAGGATGTTTGTGTTCTTGTAAAAAGTTTTTTGTAAAACTAGGTGCTTGTGTTTTCTCAGTTCGTTCAAACTCTATCTTTAAATTTTCAAACACTTCTGCTATACTGCTTGCGGCCCAAATTTGTGGTCGTACATTAGTTTCTTTTTCAATAGCAGTTAATATATCTTGTTCTTCTTTTACTAAAGTTTTCTTAAGATTGTGTGCTGCTTCTACATCAACTCTTACACCTTTAAACCTCATGTCAACCAGACAAGGAAATAAATCTGTTTCTAAATCAAATATAGATCCTAAGTCTTGAGATATAATTTCTTTTTTCATCTCTTGCCATAAACCAAACGTTGCTTCAGCATCTCTTTCTGCATATGTTCCAACATTTAGTGATGGTAGTTTATACATCTCTGATTTTGGATCTATACCCCATTCAGCTGCTGCTTCTGCAAGTGCTGCCTCGTTTTTACCAAAACCTAAATACTTCCATGACAAACTATTAAGATCATATCTAAATCTATTTTCATCAGTCACAGCTGCAGCTATCATTGTGTCAACAATTCTACCATTTATTTTAAAACCCATGGCTCTAATCCAACACACGTCGTACATTGCATTGTGAAATATTTTTGTAGAAGTTGTATCTAAAATATCTTTAAACCATTCTAATACTTTTTTACGGTCCATGTTACCACCGCCTTCGTGCGCAATAGGAAAGTATCCTTTGTAATGTGCAGTCGCTACAGCTATTCCTATAACTTCTCCATTACCTATAATTGCTCCAGATCCTTTTTTAATTAAGTCCGGGTCCCTTGTCTCCAGGTCAATTGCAATCTCATCAACCTGTCTAAGGTCTGGAAATTCTGTAGGTATAACCCATTCTGTTTGTGCACTAAATGTAGGTATCTTCATCTTGTTTCCTTTTGATATACATGGTTGATTCTTATTTTTTTATTTATTTTTTCTTTGTTGCTAAATGCATACAAAGCAGCGTCATAGTTGTGTGGAAATATTTCCCAATCAACTAACCTTGGATATATTTCTAGATTAAATTTATGTTTATCTATTTTAATTGTTTTTCTAATTACACTTCTTTTCATAATGCCAGATAACAAAAAATCAGTAGGCAGGTAAACAGCCCCATATAAAATGGTATATGATTATTTGGTTCCATAATCCCTTTGTTTAATCATTTCTAAATAATGTATTGCTTTATCGATGTCTTCTACTCCGCCTTTCTGTGAGTGTCTGCATATGTACTTTATAGCGTTTCCTTCTGCAAAAAGCAATTTATTCTTGTTTATAAACTCTGCAGGCTGTATCTCCATGTACATATAGTGTGTCCCCGAAACTTGTTTTAAGTATGGATTTTCTTTCTCAGATGTCATAACTTCTATCCTCCCTTTTTGGTGTCATTATATATAAATTTTGTTTTGTACGAGTAACGCCTACGTACCAAACTCTGTGCTCTTCATCGTGCTTGTCTTCATTTTTGTCGACAGCTTCTCTTATTTTTTTTGTATTATCTAAAATAAGTAAAACATTTGTAGCTTCACCACCTTTTGCTGAATGTATTGTAGATAATTTTACTCGTGCTGGTTTTGATAACTCTTCTTTGTTTCGCAACATTTCTCTAATGTATAAACATTCTTCTGGATCAGATTTAAAAACTTCGTACCATTGGTCTTCAATACTATAATTAAATTCTTTTAAATCGTACATTCTTTCTTCTTTTAACTCTTGCTCTAATTCTAAAAACTCAAATAAATCTTTGCATTCAGATAATGATAACTTATCTCCGTTAGTCCATCTTGTGTAATGTTTTACTGCTGTATACAATCTTGTTTTATAACTTTTTCTACCTTTTATTTCAAAATAAATAGCCATTTCTTTTAAGATCGATTTTAATTTTATTAATTTATCATTTGTTCTAGCTAGTATTAACCAATCACCTTCATGTAATGGTACATCTTCTATTGATGTTATGTGATCAACGCTTCCTCCTTCAGGACGTGAAGCCCATTGTTTCTTAATTCTTCTGTTATCAGGTATACGATTTAATATTTGATCTGCTATCTGTTGTACTGCTTGTGGCACCCTGTAAGATTGTGGCAAAATAATGTTCTTAGCAGGCTCATCTTGAAAACGTTGCACGTCTGCGCCAGCCCAGCCATAAATAGCTTGATCATCATCACCAGCTAAGATAACATGTTTAGAGTTTTTCTTAAGTATATCGTACATTTTCCACTGTATTGGCGATAAATCCTGTGCTTCATCTACAAATATTACATCATATTTTGGACACAATTCGGCCACATTAAATTTTTCAATCATGTCGGTAAAGTCTACCAGCTTATAGGAATATTTATAATTATCTACTTCGTCTTTTAAAATTTGTAATTGATGTTTGTCTAGGTCTTCTGAATACATGTCTGTATTGTATTCTTCTTCTATTGTTACATTTTTAATTCTTGCTGCATTAATAAGATTAAAATACTCACTGTCTGAATCTACAAATCCAGTTTTTTCCTGGCCATTAGAATACACGGTAACCTCTATTCCAAGCTGCCTACCAATGTCTTCATAGTGTTCATCTTGCATAACTTCAGATTTTTTTAATCCAAGTCTTGTAAATGCTAATGAGTGTAGTGTTTTAAAATATTTTAAATCTTTTTTCTGTAGTCTAGGATATGCATCCAACATTCTATCAACTGCTTCTTCTGCAGCTTTTTTTGTAAATGCAAAGTAACCAATCTTGTCGATAGGCGTACCTAGTTTTAAAAATGTTTTAACATACTTTAACAACTTTGTTGTTTTACCTGTACCTGGAGGACCTAATATTTTTCTAACGCTCATTGACTTCTTTACCTTTCCACCTAAGCTCACTCCATGCTTGATTCCACATCGTATCTATTTTTTTAAAAAATGTTTGATCAGAATTATTTTCTCTAAACATATATAACTTTCCATGGTCCCCAGTTATCTTACAACTCCAACCTGCTTCATGACTAAAAAACCCTATTTCATCTCCACTTTCTATAAATATACACTCCGGAACTTTATGGATATCTTTTAAATCTGTTTTAACATGTTTTTCTTTCTCTTCATCATAATCATGATTAATCATTCTTTCATATAAAATACCAAAACCATTCTTTCCATCTAACCTTAAGTTAGTGCCTAATATTAATAATTCATATTGGGGCAGGTTTTTAATTCCTGAATCCATAATCTTTCTATAATCTTTATGATAACCACGTATAATTTTTTTATGTCCTATACATTTTTCATAACTACCTTTATCTTTCATAATAGGTTCAAGATAAACATCTTCCCAATCATTTTCAGAATCAATAGGTTTTACATCAACTAATGTCTTAAAACCTTTACCTATAATTAAAAAATCTGGTAACCAACCTGTAAGACCTTCAATTTCTGGTTCATAAACAACGTTCCAACCTAATTTTTTAAAAAATAAATACCACCTTGCTTCTAATTTACTTCTAAAATGTATTCCTTCTACTATTATTTGTTTTGCTTTCATTACATTATCTCCGTGTTGTGTAATAATTTATTATGATTAATTTTAATATCTTCAAATTGTTCTATGCTTATACAAACCACATTCTTTGTAGGTGTATTGTACTTACCTTTTTCTTTTGTTGGATATCTTTTTTGTTCTAAAAATTGTATGTCACAATGTTTGTAATTAGTTTTCATCATAACACCTGTCTTGTCTTCACCGTGTTTCCAGTTTTTAGATTTTAGTTTGTCGTAAAATTTATCAAACTTAAAGTATGCATAACCATCTTCTATTAATACGGTACCAGATTTAAATGATGCATCATTCATAGCTTTAGGTCCATTTATTTTTGCATGCAATACGTCATGTAATTTTTCTTTTGGTGATGTACCGACTGGTGGGTTAATTATTTTTTGTGTTTGAAATAAAGTTTCTAATACTGTTTGATCTTCTGGTGCTTTTATAATTGGTGGTGGAAACCCTGCAGCTTTTGCTATTGAGTTTCTACGTTTACGTTGATCTGTTACATGTTCAATTGTTTTACAATGTACTGTTGCTTTACCAATACCATCTGGTTTAGTTACATCAAATTCGTATTCCGGATCTGGTTCTATATCTATCTTTCTTAAGTTTGTTAATACAGGATATTGTCCTTTTGATCCTGCTAGTATTCCATACTTCTTTTTAACACAAATACCTTTCTTACAAAAATCACTGATAGGACTCTGGTTACAAGTGTAGCCTTTTTCTGATCGATTCCATGATCTTGTTTTTTGTTTTAGTTTATTATCGTCC